GTGATAAAGAATTCGAAGGTGATCCAGACGAGATTCCCGAAGTTGTCGAGCCTGTCGCAAAACTTGGTCAGATTTATGGTTTAGGAATGTATTTTGAATGTGAAAAATGTCATAAAGTGTATAGCGAAAACATTGGAGACTGCAATTGTGATTTGTAAAATTTGTGAATTAGAGTTTGAAAAAAAACACTTTAATCAAAAGAAAATATTCAACCATTATGCAGACCTTGTAACGCATCAAAAGGAAGTAAAATATGGCTAAGCTTATAAAGAAATTTTCTCACAGATTAATGTGCGGAAGTTCTACTGAATTATCCAATGTTGAAAAGTTAATAGACAAAAACAAAATTGATTTCGTGCATACAGATCCACCTTACGGAATTAACGAAAAAGGAGAGCGTGGTGATAGATTTGGAAAAGATTCAATTATGGAAAAAGGGGTTAATTACAAATCATTCATAGATGATTCAATTCAATATGCTATCGATGCTTTTAATATTTGTGAAGGTTTAAACATTAAAACTCATGTTTGGTGGGGTGCAAATTATTATTGCCATTCATTGCCGCAACAAAACAACTGGTTGGTTTGGGATAAGCGTGTTGAAGATAAGCAGTCAGATATGAATTCGGATGCGGAGCTTGCTTGGGTAAAAAATAAAAATAATTCAGTTCGTATTTTTAGACACTTATGGAAAGGACTTATCAAGGCATCTGAACGACAAGAGAAGCGAGTTCATCCAACCCAAAAGCCAGTGGCGCTTGCTGAATTTTGTTTTGAAAAATATGACAAGGATGCAAAAAATGTTCTAGACCTATTCGGTGGATCAGGATCAACATTAATCGCTTGTGAGAAAACCAATCGCAAATGCTTTATGATGGAGTTAGATCCGCATTATGTAGACGTGATCATTGCTCGTTGGGAAAAATTCACAGGAAAGAAAGCGGAGCTTTTGAATGGGTAGAAAGCTAAAACCTGTAGATGAGGCTCTACTTGAAAAACTCACAAGGAAGTAAAATATGGCTAAGCTTATAAAGAAATTTTCTCACAGATTGATGTGTGGTGACTCAACTGATTTAAATACGGTTTCTATATTAATGAATAATCAATTTGCTGATCTTGTTATAACAGATCCTCCATATAATGTAGCGGTAAATGATGAGTCAGAATCATCTCTAAAAGCAAGAAAACGTAGGTCTGACGGATTAAAAATTGCAAATGATAAAATGTCTGAAGGTGATTTTGAATCATTTCTTTCGAATATATTTAAAAATTATTATCAAGTAATGAGGGATGGAGCATCGATTTATGTGTTCTATGCTGATTCTATGACAATTCCATTTTTAAGCAAATTTATAGAATCAGGATTTCACTTCGCACAGAATTGTATTTGGAATAAGCAACAGTTTGTTTTGACTAGAAAAGATTATCATTATAAGCATGAGCCTGTAATTTATGGTTGGAAAAAAGGTGTATCTCATTCTTGGTTTTCTGACAGAAAGCAATCTTCAGTTTGGGCTTTTGATAGACCATTTAAAAATGAACTACATCCTACAATGAAACCAATTGATTTAATTTGTTATCCCTTAGAAAATTCAACTGTTCAAAAGAATTTAGTTCTCGATTTATTCGGCGGATCAGGATCAACACTGATCGCTTGTGAAAAGCTTAATAGAAAATGTTATTGCATGGAGCTTGATCCAAAATATTGCGATATTATTATTGCTCGCTGGGAAAAATTCACAGGAAAGAAAGCGGAGCTTTTGAATGGGTAGAAAGCTAAAACCTGTAGATGAGGCTCTACTTGAAAAACTCACAAAGCTTCATCTTTCTGACAAGGTAATTTCAGATATTTTAGGAATTCACCCAGACACATTACACTCTCGATTTTCGGATAAAATGGATGAGTGGCGCTCGAAATCAAAAGGAAAAATTGCTGAGGTCTTGTTTGATGAGGCAATTAACAAAAGAGAGCCTTGGGCTCTTAAAGCATTGGCTCAAAAGCATTTAGACTATCACGACAAGGTTAGGACAGAGTCTACAAATATTCATAGTTTTGGCGAACTATCAGATCAAGATTTAGACACAAAAATAAACGAGAAGCTTAGCAAGTTAAATGAATCCAAATGAAAAGCGCGAGCTTTTAAAGCTTCTTGAAGAAAAAGATCGTCGCAAGAAAACTCGAAAGATTTTCTCATACTATCCAGAACATGGTCCATTAAGGCGTGAGCTGTATGTTAAGCATAATCAATTCTTTGATGCTGGTGCAAAGTATCGTGAAAGACTCATGCTTGCTGCAAACCGTGTTGGTAAGACGGAAGGGGTTGGTGGCTTTGAGGTTGCTCTTCATTTAACTGGAATTTATCCAGAATGGTGGAAAGGCAAACGCTTCAGTAAGCCAATCAGTGCTTGGGCAGCTGGTGATACTGGGAAAACTGTTCGAGAGATCATTCAATTTAAATTACTAGGGCCATTTCACGAACAAGGAACTGGTTTAATTCCTCAACACTTAATTGTAAAAACAACTCCCAAGCAAGGCATTCCAGAAGCAATTGATACAATCTATGTAAAGCATGTGTCTGGTGGCGTAAGCGAGATATCTTTAAAATCTTACGATCAGAAACGGCACTCATTTCAAGGAACTGAAAAGGACTTAATCTGGCTTGATGAAGAACCACCACTAGATATTTATACTGAGTGTTTACTAAGGACCATGACAAACAATGGTATTTTAATGCTCACTTTTACACCTCTTATGGGAATGAGTGAGACCGTGATGTCGTTTTTGCAAAACGGACAAGTTCAAGATTCATCAGAGGGCTCAAAGTTTGTTGTCATGGCAACATGGGATGATGCGCCTCACTTAAGTGATGAAGTAAAAAAAGAGTTATGGAATTCAATTCCTCCATTTCAGCGTGATGCAAGATCTAAAGGTGTTCCACAGCTTGGTGCAGGAGCAATTTATCCAGTGCCTGAGTCTGATTTTGTTGTTGATGACTTTCAAATTCCAGATCATTGGCTAAGAGCTTATGGAATGGATGTTGGTTGGAACAGAACAGCAAATGCATTTGGAGCGTTGGATAGAGAATCAGACACACTTTATATTTACAACGAACACTACAGAGGACAAGCAGAGCCTTCAATTCATGTTGAGGCTATTAAAGCAAGAGGCGCTTGGATACCAGGAGTGATCGATCCAGCATCTCGAGGTAGAACCCAAAGAGACGGTCAGCAGCTATTACAAGACTATATTGATCTAGGGTTAGATTTAGAGGTTGCGTTCAATGGAGTAGAGTCAGGGCTTTATGAAGTATGGCAACGACTATCAACAGGAAGACTTAAAGTGTTTCGTAGTTGTCAAAATTGGCTTTCAGAATATCGTCTCTACCGACGTGATGAAAAAGGTGCTGTCGTTAAATCAAATGACCATATTATGGATGCTACAAGATACTTAGTTATGTCAGGAATTGAGAGAGCAAAAGTTAAATCAGTTGAAAAACCACAAGTACAACAAGAATACTACAATGGTTCAACTGGTGGATGGATGGGTTAACTCGACCTGCTTTCATGGTGTACCACTAATAGAAAAGTATACATTTTGTATAACTAGAGTAAACACAAAACACGCTTGAAAATCAAGCTGTGGAAAACTCCGCAGATTCTCCTAAAAATTCTAATAAAGAAATTCTTCGCGTTGCACGTGAAAGATTTCTATTAGCGGTTGAAGCTGAATCAAAAATCAGACAAGACGCTTTAGATGATTTAGAGTTTCGTGCCGGAAATCAGTGGCCCGATGAGGTCAAAAATGAGCGCGAACGAGACGCTCGGCCTTGCCTTACAATTAACCGCATTCCGCAATTCATTCGACAAATCACCAATGATCAACGTCAAAACAGACCGTCAATTAAGGTTTCACCAGTTGACGATAAAGCTGATGTTGATACTGCTAAAATTCTTCAAGGTCTTATCAGACACATCGAATATAACTCAAGCGCAGATATCGCTTACGATACTGCGTTTGAGGGTGCCGTTACTAAAGGGTTTGGATTTTTCAGAATCATAACTGATTACGTCAATCCAATGTCTTTTGAACAAGAGATCTTAATTAAAAGAATCAGAAACTCTTTTTCTGTTTATCTTGATCCTACGTCTAAAGAGCCAGATGGCTCCGATGCAAATTGGGGTTTTGTGTTTGAAGACGTTCCAAAAGACGACTTCAAAGCTGAATACAAAGATGCAGAGCTTAGCAATATGCAAGACTGGAAGTCTATTGGTGACAACTCAGATGGTTGGATCACGGATGGAACAGTTAGGATTGCAGAGTATTTTTATAAAGAATTTAAACAAGTTGATTTGGTTCTTTTAAGCAACGGTGAAGTACTTGAAAAAGACAAACTTCCCTCAACTTTGCCATTTGGTGTTTCAATCACAAGTGAGCGTACTGCAAACGTACCAGTTATTAAATGGTGCAAGATTAATGGCATTGATGTTCTTGAAGAGCGCGAGTGGCCAGGTCGTTGGATTCCAATCATTCCAGTTTATGGTGATGAAATAGATATTAACAACGAGCGAACTCTAGAGGGTGTTGTAAGACACGCTAAAGATTCTCAACGTATGTACAATTATTGGGCTTCGACTGAGACCGAAACAATTTCTTTAGCGCCCAAAGCACCTTACATAGTAGCTGAAGGACAAATCACTAAAGAATACGAAAATCAGTGGAAGTCAGCAAATAGGAAAAATCACGCTTACCTTCCTTATAAACCAACAACTATTTCCGGTCAGCCTGTAGGTGCTCCGCAGAGAAATGTTTATGAACCTCCGGTTCAAGCCATCACTAACGCAAGAATGCAAGCTGCTGATGATCTAAAGGCAACAACTGGGATTTATGATTCTGCTTTAGGTGCGCAATCTAGAGAAATTTCTGGAGTAGCAATTAGAGGCCGACAAGCGCAATCGCAAACTAGCAATTTTCATTTTATAGATAACTTAACTAGATCCTTGAGACACGCAGGTCGTGTAATTCTAGATTTAATACCAAAAGTTTATGACTCAGCCAGAACAGCTCGAATTATTGGCGAAGATGGACAGCAAGAAATAGTTAAAATTAATCAATTTTTCGAACATCAAGGTCAGCAAAAAATCTATGACTTTGGAGTAGGTAAGTACGACGTAACAGTTGAAACCGGACCTAGTTATGCGACAAAACGTCAAGAAGCCTTAGCTTCAATGATCGATCTTACAAAAACATATCCATCAATTATGCAAGTTGCTGGTGATCTTATGGTTAAAAACATGGATTGGCCAGGAGCTAGCGAAATTGCAGATCGTCTTAAGAAGACTTTGCCTCCTGGTATAGCTGAAGACAAAGACGATCAAAAACCACAAGTTCCACCTGAAATTCAAAATCAAATGGCTCAAATGAATCAAATGATCGAGCAATTAACTCATCATTTAAATGAAGCTAACGACAAGATTAAAACAAAATCAATCGAGCTTGAATCAAGAGAGCGCATCGAGTTCGCAAAAATCGAAGCTGATATGAAAAAAGAATTAGCGAAGCTTCAAGGTCAAGCAGCAATTATGACTTATCAACAAGAGTTGGCAGATCTAAGCCGACGATTACAGCTGCTCGATATCAACGAACCAATTGAAGAAGATTTTAATGAATCTGTCCCTGATCAGGATGCGATTCAAAATGTACCACAACAACCGCCTACTAGTGGGCCATCACTAGGTCAACCAATGGAGTAAAACCATGTCAGTAAATATCGTTTCAACAACTGATTCAGATGAGGCTGTGCTTTCTGCAATAGGCAGTAAGTTGGCTCAAAAAACTGAAACAGAAGAAACAAAATCCGCGTCCAGCAAAGATGCTAAAGCATCAAAGCAAGATGAAAGCGCTGAAGACTCGGAAACTTCAGAAAACGCAGATCTAGATGATTCTGATTCTTCTGAATCAACGGACGATGAAGATCTCAAGGATGAGTCAAAAGACGATCAGAAACCAAAAAAGAAGGGTGGATTTCAGAAACGTATTGAACGATTTCAGAAAAAACTTTCTGAGAAAGATCAAGAAATTGAACGCTTAAGGCGCGAAGCTTTAAATGTCAAAAATCCTGATCAATCAGAATCTGAAAAACAGCTCAAGCAAAAACCTGCTGATGTAAAACCTAAAGCTGAAAATTTCGACACTCATGAAGAGTATGTAGATGCTCTTACTGATTGGAAAATTGAGCAAAGGGAAAAGGAACGTGAGGCTAAAGCCGAACAAGCTCAGATAAAAAATGAGCGAGAAAAGCAGGCGCAAACGTTTCAATCAAAGGTTTCTGAGTTTCAGAAGTCACACGATGATTGGGATGAAGTGATTGAAGAGGTGGATGATATTCCGCTTTCAAGACCACTCCAAGAAGCAATCTTTACTTCTGATTTTGGTCCACAAGTTATGTATGAGCTTGCACAAAACAGAGAAGAGCTTGAGCGCATTAGTCGCTTAAAGCCTATCGATGCAATCCGAGAAATCGGGAGAATTGAAGCTCGTCTAACTAGTGAATCTAGCTCTGCGAAAGAAAACACAGAAAAGAAAATAACAAAAGCTCCACCTCCAATTGCACCAGTTGGCTCAAAGGGATCAACGAAGATTAATAAGTCTCCCGATGACATGAGCTTTGCTGAGTACAAAAAGTGGCGTGAGTCTAACAAATAACAATTTTTCTATTCCCACATAACTAGTGGGCTAGGAGTTAAATATGGCCAATTCGTTACTTACGATATCGATGATTACAAAAGAATCATTGAGAGTTTTAGAAAATAATTTAGCTTTTGCTAAAGGTGTAAACCGCGATTACGACGATCAATTCGCAATTGGTGGCGCAAAAATCGGTGACACTATGAATATAAGAAAACCAGCTCGTTATGTTGGTCGTACAGGTACAGCTTTAGCTGTCGAAGATACCACAGAAACATCAGTTCCGTTACAGCTTAGTACTCAATACGGTGTTGATATTAATTTCACATCTAAAGAGTTAACGCTTTCGATCGATGAGTTTTCTAATCGCATCATCAAACCAGCAATGGCAACAGTTGCTAATAAATTGGATGCTGATGGTCTTGCACTTTACAAATCTGTTTACAATGCGGTTGGTACACCAGGAACAACACCAACAGCACTTAAAACATATTTGCAAGCTGGTGCAAAAATGGATTACGAAGCGACTCCACGCGACGGTAATCGATCATTAGTAATCGAGCCAACTGCTCAAGTTGAGATCGTTGATTCATTGAAATCACTTTTTCAATCAAGTGATCAAATCATGAAACAATATGAGCAAGGTAACATGGGACAAGCTGCTGGTTTTAAATGGTCTTTGGATCAAAACGTTGCTGTTCATCAAGTTGGGCCTTTAGGTGGAACCCCACTTGTGAATGGTGCAGGCCAAACAGGCGCTTCACTAGTTACAAACGGATGGACTGCTGCTGCAGCTTTACGTTTAAAAGCAGGTGATACTTTCACAATCGCTGGTGTGTTTGCTGTGAATCCACAATCACGCGCTAGTACTGGTCAATTGAGACAATTCGTTGTGACTGCTGATGTATCTTCTGATGCTTCAGGAAATGCAACAATTCCAATTTCACCAGCAATCGTAACTTCAGGTGCATTTCAAACTGTTACAGCTTCTCCGGGCGCTGGCGCTGCAATTACAGTTTTGGGTGCTGCAAATACTTTAACACCAGTGAACTTAGCATATCACAAAAATGCATTTGTTTTAGGTTGTGCGGATTTGTTGTTGCCTAAAGGTGTTGATATGGCTGCTCGCGTGTCTGATAAGCAACTAGGTTTATCGGCTCGTATGGTACGCGCTTACGATATCAACAACGATAAGTTTCCTTGTCGTTTCGACATCCTTTATGGATGGAAAGCTGTTTATCCAGAACTTGCTTGCCGAATTCACGGTTAATAAAACGCGAGGGTGTAAAAGCCCTCGCTTCTTAGTTATCAAATAAAAGGGAATATCATGTCTGAAGTAAAAGAATTTCAAGAGTTTCCAAAATGGATTTATCACAAAGATCTACCAGCTCGTATGGTTAAGTCTAAAGAAGAACAAGATATGTGGGGCGAAGACTGGAAAGAAAGCCCAGCTGAGCACATTAAAGAAGAAAAAGATCTTAGTTTAGAGGATATGACTGATGAAGAGATCAAAAAGATTGCTCTTGAAAAAGGAATATCAAAGAAAAAAGTCAAAGAACTTTCAAAAGAACAAATCATAACACTTTTAAAAGGTGATGTATGACAGCTAGAGATCTCATCACGGGATCTTTAAGACTCATCGGTGCTATTTCTACTGGTGAGACACCGTCGGCAAACGAATTGTCTGATGGCTTGTCTGTATTTAACGACATGATTGATTCGTGGAGTGCGGACGGTTTTTTAATTAATGAAATCAAGCGTGAGTCGTTTGCATTAATATCATCTCAGCAAACATACACAATTGGTGTGTCTGGTGATTTTAATACTGCACGACCTAGTCAAATTCTTGAAGTAAGCATCGAACAAAACGGTGTAGAGATTCCAGTAAAAATAGTTAACACGCAAGAATGGTCACGCATATCTTATAAAACTACGAGGTCAACAATACCTCAAAAAATGTATATCGAAGGTTCTTTTCCGTTAGAAAGAATAAACCTTTGGCCTATTCCTATAGCTGCAAACAGTATAATTTTATATTCATTAAAACCTCTTACGAGGATTACTTCATTAAACGACGATATTAGTTATCCACCAAGTTACGCGAAAGCATTTAGATACAACTTAGCTTTAGAGCTTGCTCCAGAATATGGAAAAGAGCCATCTGCTTTAGTTTTATCAGCTGCTAACGAATCAAAAGCCAGTATTGCAAGATCAAACACTCAACCAGTTTATATGACTAGTGACGCTGAAGGTTTATCTACAAAAAAATCATTTAACTGGATAACAGGGGTGTGACGTGAAGTTTAAGGGCTTTGTTGGACCAACATACAACTTAAAGTCTGTGAACGTCGATGCTCAACGATGTGTGAACATGTTTCCTGAGCTTATTGAGTCAGGCACTGGCAAAGAAGGACAAGTTGCTTACTTAGCGCCAACTCCTGGACTTGAAAAGCTTTTAAATGTTGGAACTGGTCCAATCAGATGTATTCATGTCGATCCGCAAGGAACGATATTTGTCGTGAGTGGAAGTCAGCTTTACATAATGATTTACAGCGGTTCATCGTGGACCTCTGTTTTAATGTCAGTGAGCGATATTAGCACTTTTGCAACGACCACAGGTCGAGTTTATGCTGCATCTATTGCTGTGGGGGCAGATACAAAAACAGTTTTTGTTGATGGCGACCAACAGTATTTATATTGGAACGCCTATGGATTTGCAAAGTACGCAGATTATGGCTACGGAAGCGTAACCAATCCAACTCGTGTCATTTATTTAGATGGATATTTTATTTTTGTTTCAGGTGGAACAAATCAGTTCTACGTTTCTGATATAAACAGTTTTGTTGTAAGTCCATTAAGCTTTGCTTCATCTGAGGGTGATCCAGACAACATCGTTTCAATTATTTCAAATAATCGTGATTTATGGATTTTTAATGAAAAAACTACCGAGGTATTTTCAAACACTGGTAATGCAGATTTCCCTTTTGAGAGAGTTGCTGGTGGTTTTATCGAGAAGGGTTGTGCAGCCAAACACAGCGTTGCTAAAATCGATGGTTTTGTTTTTTGGTTAGGTCGAGATCAATCAGGTCAAGGTATAGTCTACGGAGCTCGAGGAATGGTGCCTGAACGAATCAGCACACATGCGGTTGAGGCAGCCATGAAAAGATATGCTGATATTTCAACAGCTACAGCTTACACATATCAAAGTGGTGGGCATAGTTTTTATGTTTTGAATTTTACAGAAGGCACATGGGTTTATGATTTTTCAACAAAGTTATGGCATGAACGAGCTTACACTAATTCTGGAGCTCTAGAGCGACATAGAGCTGACAACCATATTTTTGTTGAATCACTCGGAATTCATTTAGTTGGCGATTACGCTAATAACAAAGTTTATAAATTAAATGATGATTATTTTTCTGATGACGGCACTGAGATCACGCGCCTTCGCGCAGCTCCTCACGTAAGCAACGGTTTACTGCGTTTGTTTTGTAATGGCTTCAAGTTAGACATTGAATCAGGCGTTGGTCTTAATGAGACAAGCCAGGGCAATGATCCACAAATTATGCTTGATTACAGTGACGATGGTGGACACACGTGGAGTAGCGAGCTGTGGACATCAATGGGAAAAATTGGTGAGTACAAAAAAAGAATTTATTGGAGAAGACTCGGAAGCTTTAGGGACCGAGTGTTTAGAATTAAAATTACAGATCCGGTTAAGGTTAATATTTTAGGTGCAGAAATTGATCTAGAAACGGGGGCAAATTGAAGTCAATTGCCTCTCTATTTAGGCCGCCTTACAAAGATTCTTTAATTGATAACAGTGGGTTGTTAACAAGACCTTGGGAATTGTTTTTTAGATTTATATCAGCGTTTTTAGAACCGCTTGGTGTTGAAAGGTATTTCCCATTAGAAAACAATATTTCAACTGCGAAAGATATCACTGGATTAAGTTTTAATTCAGAGGGCATAAGCCAAGCTATCGTTGAGTTTTTTATTCAAAGAGTGACAACTGGAGCAGGTGCAACTGAGCTTATTACGAGTGGCGTTTTTCATGTTGTTTACAAACCTACAACAAACGCTTGGGTTCTTACAGTGATTGGAACTCCAGGTCCTAGTGTTTCTGGGATTACGTTTTCAATAACAGCAGCAGGGCAAGTTCAATACACGTCAACAAACATTACAGGTACGTCTTCAATTTCAAAAATATCCTACAGAGCAAGAACAATTAGTGGAAAAAGCAGCACTTACTCGGTGGTGGGAAAATGAAGATTAAAAATAACATATATAAAAACAGGAGCAAACTATGGGTCTTTTTCCTGGTTTAAGAGGTAGTGGCGACATTGGTAATTTTATTGATTCTATATCACTGGATCCGCTAGATCTTTCTGGTGATAAGGCAGATTCGGCCTTACGAGCACAGACAGATGCAGCTAATCAAGCAAACGCTACTCAGCGCTACATGTACGATACCACACGAAGCGATCTTCAGCCTTGGAGGCAAGCTGGCACAGGAGCTCTTAGTAGTCTAACAAAAAATGATTTCATGAATAACTGGCAAACCGATCCTGGTTATCAATTCAGAATGGATGAAGGAACTAAAGCAATTAATGCCGCTGCATCAGCGCGTGGTAACTACAACTCTGGCGCTACAATGAAGGCCTTAGCAAGATATGGTCAGGACTATGCTTCTGGTGAATACAACAACGCTTATCAAAGACAATACAATAGATTGTCTGGTTTAGCTGGTATTGGCAATTCGACAAACAGTTTAATGGGGCAAAATGGACAAAACTATGCAAATCAAGTTTCACAAAATCAACTAGGTGTGGGTAATGCAGCTGCTTCACAACAAATAGCCGCAGCAAATAGAAACACTTCGCTTCTTGGTTCTGGAATAACAGGCGCAGCCGCATATTTCTCTGATCAAAGATTAAAAATAAATGTTGAGCCAGTTTCAAAAGCAGACTTATCAGAGATGAAAAAACATTTAAAGGCCTATGCGTTTAATTACAAATCAAATGAATTTGGGACTGGTGATTGGATTGGAATCATGGCTCAAGATTTAGAAAAATCAAAATTAGGCAAGACTTTAGTGGTTGAAGATAAGAATGGTCACAAAATGATCGATCTTAAAAAAGTTTTATCGATGTTCTTAGCAACGATGGCGGAGGGATAAAATGCCAATTGAATCTTCAATATATTTTCAACAACAGCCTTTGGATATTGCTGGAGCTATTGATCGCGGATTGAGTATGCGACAAATGCTCGATCAAAGAAAAAAGCAGCAAGACATGCAAGATGCTTACAAAGCTGGAATTGTTCAGCAGCCAGATGGAACCTCATCTTTTAACAGCAACGCTACAATATCAGATCTTGCTAAGCGTGGTTATGGACAAGAAGCAATGGCTTTACAGAAGCAGGCCAATGAAGATGCTTTGAATAAACAGAAGTTACAAAAAGAAAAAAATCTTGAGACCGCAAACTTTGTTGCAAGCGCAGCTCCGAAAGTAAAAGAAAACCCTCAAGCCTACTATCCTGTTTTTTTGGCCGAAGCAAAAAACAGAGGTCTTGATACTTCGTCATTGCCACCTGTTTGGAACGATGATGCTGCAAAAAAAATGGATTACTACCATGGAACAGCATTGTCTCTCATGGATCAGCATAAAGTCGATCAAGACAAAGCAGAGCTTGGACTTAAACAGCAAGAGTTCGGTCTAAAACAAACAGGTCAAAAGCTAGATTATGGAGACAAAGCAGAGGGCCGAAAGATTGATTGGGCAAAAGTTGGTATTGATAGAAAAAAAGCAGAGGCAGATGCAAACAAAAAGTCAGGATCTCTTGAAGGACAAAAAGCTCTAGATCGTGATTATGCGAAAGATTACAACGATTGGACATCAACAAGTAGAAATGCTTTAGATAAAAACTTGCAAAGGTTAGAAAACGCAAAGGCAGCGCTTCAATCTGATCCGTCATTGACTGGATCTATTCGAGGAACGCTTCCAGACTTTATTCGTAACACTACAAATGAAAAAGCGATCAGCGTTCGCGACGAGGTTAGGGCCGCAGCTCAGGGTGCTTTGAAGGCAACTCTTGGCTCTGCTTTCACTGAAAAAGAAGGCGAACGCATTATGAATCAAGCTTACAATGAAAAATTAAGCCCTGAAGAAAACATAAGAAAAATTGATCAAGCCATAGCAGAGCTTTTAGCCAATAAATCTAATAATGACAAAAAAGCAATGTACTTCCAAAAAAATGGAACATTAAACGGATTGGATATTTTATCTAATCAACAAAACTCAAGCAATCAACAAGCACCAAAAACAGTAAGAATGACCGACAAGAGCGGCCGCATTTTTGACGTGCCAGCTGAATTGTACGGTGAGGCGATTGCTGCTGGTGCTAGTAAGGTGAAACAATAATGGGAAAGTTTAATCTTGATGATTATGAGATTAAGCCAACCAAGTTTAGACTTGATGATTACGAAGTGAAGCAAACGGTTTCACCAGCAACATCAGCTGTAAGACAATTTGCTCAAGGCGCAACTGGTGGATTTTCTGATGAAATTGCAGGAGGACTTGAGGCAGCTGGCAGAGTCGTTGGCCTTAATGGTGTTGGTGGACCTGTTAAAGATATTTCTATTAACAAAGAAGGTCCAACATTCTCGTTGGATGATCTTCAAAAAGCATACGAACACGGTCGTAACACTGAGCGCGAAACTTTGAAATTAGATAGTCAAGCAAATCCAACAACATCGCTTGTGGCTAATATTGCTGGTGGTGTGGCGTCACCAATAAATAAAATTACAAAAGGAATGTCTGCTGTAAAATCTGGAGCAACTCTTGGTGGGGTTTATGGACTTGGATCAAGTGATGCTGACAATGTAACAGACCTTTCAATAGATACTGCGAAAGGCGCAGGGATTGGTGCAATTTTAGGAAAGGGTGTAGACAAGCTTTCTAAATCAATTGCTCCTGCTAGTGAAAACTTAGCCTATAAAACAAGTCCAGCGGTTGCTAAGAAAAATCAAAACGAAATTATTGCTGCAGCTGACAGGCTGGGGATTAAAGTTACTCCTGGAATGTTAGATGATACTGAGTTTGTTCAAAGACTCGAATACACACTTGCGAATAGCCCGAGTATTTTAGGTCAAAAAGTCAAAAGAGCACAAGACCAAGTTATCGATGGATTAAGAAACTCAACTTCTGAAGCAACAAAAGATGCAACTAATTTAACTAACTACCAAGTTGGTGATAAATTTAAATCTGGTGTTACATCTAAAATAGCTGAAAGGCTTGACCCAATATCTTCTGTATTTGATGAAGTCGCACAAAGCACAAAATCAATCCCAGTAACAGAAAAATCTAAAAATGCAATTATCAATAATATCAAAAAAATTGATGAGTATTCTTTAACTGGTGGAGCAGGAAAACCGAGCCAATACGTCGACATGATTAGTCGATTAGAAAATGCAGATCAGGTTAAGACTGCGATGACTCTTTTAAATAAGGATATTCAAGCTGCCCAGGGTGCAGAAAAGCAAGTTTTGATCGGAATAAAAAATAAACTTTCAAAACTAGAGGAAAATTCCATCATGAGAGCTGCTGTGAGCCAGGCTCGTGAAGGTGGAATGCGCGAATCAACTGGCAAGCAGATTGGGAACAGTATAGTTGGTGACCTAAAGGATGCAAGATCTGCTTATAGACAGTTGCTTGGTGATATGGGTGACGTTGCTGAGTCCTCAAGGATTAAGACCAATAAAGGCCCAACTGCATTTCTAGATGCAGTCGAATCAATTCCAAACGAACGAATACAAGAAAAGTTTTTCAATGCTGATAATTTTAGACAACTTTCTTCATTAAAGGACAAGTTTCCTGAACAATTTGATTTGTTAAGGCAAGGCAAAATAAAAGAAATTGCTGATAGTGCTGTCGACAACACAATTTATGGACAAGGAAAGATTTCAACTCAAAAGTTCTTAAATGAGGTTAGAAAGCTAAGTCCAGAGGCCAAACAACTTATTTTGGGCAACTCATCTAAAGTTGTCGATGATATTCAAACTATTCAATCAAGTATGCCTAAAAATTTCAATCCATCTGGATCAGGTCATCAAAGTAAATGGTCTCAAGAGGCTTTAATAAATAACATTACTGATATCCCTAAATACTTACTTTACAAAGGCGCTAGTTCAAATCTTGGAAAGCAGATCACTAATAAATCTGTAGACCTACTTGATTCATCAGCACTTAAATCAAGTCGAGACGTAACGTCGAGTGCAATTTCGAAATTAAACGCACCGTTGTCAAGACTCTCGTCTTCAGAAGCGGCAACAAAATCAAACTATGCTGCAAAAAACGAAGCTCCAAAAAAAGGCCCAGAAAAATGGGCCAATGATGGGGCTCAAAAAATAGTTGAGCACGATCAAACAATAGATCCTGAAACTATCGATCAATTAAAGAATTCAAAAAAGGGCAGAGATCTTCTGATCAAAGCCTCTGATTTAAAACCTGGTTCAAAGCAAATGGAAAAACTGGTTAACCAAATTCAAAACGCCTCACTTAATGGAGATGAATAATGGCTGATTTATTACCTGTACTTAAGCAAAAATTCTTCAATACAAATGGTGCTCCTTTAGCTGGTGGAAAGCTTTATTCATATGAAGCTGGCACGTCAACTCCGGTGGCAACATTCACAGATCAATCAGGACTAGCGGCAAACACTAATCCAATTATTTTAAATGCAAACGGTGAAGCGGATGTTTGGATCAAGTCGGGTGCTTACAAATTTGTTTTGACAGATTCTTTAGGCGCTATTCAGTGGACGGTCGACAATGTTCAATCGAGTTCATCGTCATCGTCTGGGACCACAACAAACCAAAGTACTGGCATCAATTACATTTTAAATCCAAATGCAGAGACAAACGTGTCTGGTTGGACTACTTATGCGAATGCTGCTCAGAGCTCGCCAACCTCTGGAACTGGTGGAACGCCAAATTCTACTTGGACAAGAACAACAACTAACCCACTAAGAGGTGCAGCCTCTTTCTTGTTCACGCACAATTTGGGCGCATCAAGACAAGGTGAGGGCGTTAGTTATGCTTTTAATATTGATCCGTCTGATAAGGCTAAGGCTCTACAAATAAGTTTTGATTACATGGTAGCAAGTGGAACGTTTGTAGCAGGATCTCCGGCTGTTGATTCTGATTTAACGGTTTGGATTTTTGATATCACAAACAATCAGCTGATTCAGCCGTCTAGCTATAAACTTTTTAGCAATTCTCAAACAACATCTGATAAGTACACGGCTTATTTTCAAACAAATCCGAATTCAACTTCATACAGATTAATCATTCACTGTGGCACGACCTCAACGAGCGCGTTTACAGCGATGTTTGATAACTTTAATGTTGGTCCGTCGGTTTATGTTTATGGGATACCAGTCACAGATCCACTTGCATACACTCCGACTTTTACAGGTTTTGGAACGGTATCAACGCAAAATGTATCGAGCTGGAGAGACGGTGCTTATTTATTCGGTGAAGGTACTTTCACAGCTGGCACGACAACAGCGACTCAAGCTCAAATTACGATGGGCTATGGTGGATATAATGCGGTTGCGACTTCTTTGTCTACGCTATCGTCATCACTCGTAGCTGTTGGAAAGTGGACGAGCTCAACGACAAATCAACAGGGTGTAATTTTAGCAGGGCCAAGCCGAAACTATTTAGTTCTTGGTTTAGAATCATCGGCTACAAACGGAATGGCTCCGATCAATGGGTCTTCGATCACGACTGGATCAGTTATTTCATTTAACTTCAGAGTTCCAATTCAAGGTTGGTCATCTTCTGTTCAAATGTCTGATCAAACAGATACGAGAGTGGTTGACTGGGTTGGATGGATTTCTTCAAACCAAGCTGTTACTGCAAATGTGACCGATACTATTGCAACAACCAGGAAAGACACTCACGGAGGATGGAACGGATCGTCTTACACTGTAAAAGTCCCAGGTGATTACCTAATAACAGGATGCTCGGGGCCAACCACATCTACTGCATATTACAATTTTGTTTATTTAAATGGATCAACGGTTAGGTCTTTATCAAATTCAACGGCAGGATCAAATGCGATAGGTGCCGCCTTTCTACAAGATTTAAAAGTTGGCGATGTAATTTCATTTAGATCAGGAGTAACTCTAACGCTTTCATCTGATTCTCAAGGTGGGTTTTCCATAACGAGAATTTCTGGTCCAACGACCATCGCAGCAAGTGAGAATATTTCTGCGAAGTATTACGTGACACTTAGTGCTTCTGCAACTGCTAACACGCCAATTAACTACGACCTCAAAGAGTATGATTCACATGGTTGCGTTACAACAGGAGTTGGCACGTGGAAATTTACAGCACCAACAAATGGAGTTTACGATATATTAGGCGCTCATTCATCCGGTGGAAACCCAAACTTAAAACTTTGGAAAAATGGATCTTCATATCAATTCTTGGCTGGGATGCCTTCAGCATCTGTTGTGACCTCATTTAACACGTCCATGTACTTAAACGCTAAGGACTACATCGATATAAGGATGGATTCAACTCAGACAGTTAATGGAGGCGCGATAGGAAACTATCAATGCTACATTTGCATCAACAAAAGGCCAGGATCTTTATGAGGTATTTTTTGATGATTTTATTTTTATCAAGTTGTTCACATCTCGTAATTTCAAAAGATTGCGAGAAGGTCGAAAACAAAAACTTAAGTGTTTGCAAATCACTTTGGTTTTGGGAGTAGGCCACGGTGGAACAGCAAAAGCTTATCGACTGGTTAAAAGACGATGTTCAAGCGGTTAGGTCTGAAGTGAAAGAAATCAATTCTAAGGTCGATGAGCTTTTGAAATTTAAATGGCAGATCGTGAGTGGTTCAGTAATTATTTCGGCAATTGTCGGGGTCATCATACAAGTATTTTTAGCGCTATATCAAAAATAACTGTGGAGTTTATCCACACAAACAAGGAGAGAAACATGGAAGCAGTAAAAGAGTTAGGCGAAATCGCAAAAAAACACGGAAAAGCAATGGCAATCGAAATGGTTGATCAAGTTCTTTTTATTGCATTGGATGATGTTGTTGCTAAATCAGCAACTCCTATCGATGACGTTGTGTTGGCAGCTTTAAAAGAGCCTCTTAAAAAATCATTAAAAGATGCTTTAGAGAAAATCTAAATATGTGGGATGCAGCTGTTAAGAAACTTATCAGTGTTGCAATCCGTTCATGGGCTGGGCTTGCCGGAGGGTGGGCTTGGCTCGTGGAGCTAATTGTAACTAGGATTTATAAAAAGATTCTTGCTCCAGCGATTGCTAAAGCATGGGCTCAAGCAATGGCAAAGCTAGAAGTGAATAAGGAAATTAATGATGAACTCAAAAAGTACAAGCAAGTTATCAATGATCCAAAATCAACCGCTGATGATGTTAAAAAAGCTGCACCTGATTTTCTGGGTTAGTTTATTGCTTTTTGGCTGTGGTGTTAATTTGCCATTGGTGACACTCACTCAAATCGATGCAACACACAATCAGGCAAACCCATTTCATATTACAAAATATGACGATCAAAACTGTAAGTTAGATTTAGAACCAAAAGACTCCTTTGCTTTGGTTGACGATAAAGGTGTTGTTAATCCTAAACTTAATGGTGGTGTCTGGGTGTCTGCTGAAGACTACGCAGAAATAAAAAAGGTCGTAAAGACTGACTGTGAATATAGAAAAAAGATACGAGAAACTCCCTATAATCCTTGAGTGAGGTGAAACATGTTGAGAGATGATCGATGGGATCAAAAGCTTATTGTAGTAAGAAATAATGGAGTTGATGAAATCTGGAATGGTGCAGTCAAACTTGGCGAAATAACATGGACTGATATTTCTGGAAAAAAATCATTAGACGTAAATGTAACTGCAATAGTTATTACCGCAGACTCAGACTCAATTGAAACAAGAGGCAAAGCAATGAGCTTACTTGTAGATAAAACAACAACTGCAAACGTAACGTATATAGGTGAGGCTGCTCCAGGAAGCTCCGAGGCCTCTTCGCTTTGGAGAGTATTTATTTTAGATAACACCACATCTGTTACTAAGAAAAAATGGGCCAGTAATGGTGATTTTGTTAACTCGTGGAACAACAGGGCATCTTTAACTTACATATAGGAATTTTATGGCTATTTCATACAACTCAACTCAAGCAAATCTAAGTTATATTTTTACCACAACTAGTGGCGGGACTGTATTTAGTTCTAATTTAGCTACATCAACTGCTTTTAATTATTTTTCAAATACAGCTGTGGTTAATGATGCTATTTATTTTTGCTTCACAGGTTTTAGTTTCTCAAATTTATATTTAAATGTAGGAACTGCAATGGCTGGAACTGGTATAAATCTAGCTTGGGAATATTTTTGCCGAAGCACTAGCACTTGGAGGACATGCCATAATTTAACAGATGGCTCTAATGGATTTACTACGCTTGGAGCTGTTACAGTTAAATTTCCACTTCAAGCAAATATGGATTTTACAACTGTTAATTCAATTTCAAACATTATTGCAGTAAGATGTAGAATTACTGCTATTACCACAATTACAAATGGTGGCGCTCAATCTTCCGTAACTATAAAAAAATCAGACGGAAAAATTGCTATTTCAGGTTACTCAGATGGTGCTCCATGTACATGGCTTGATGTTTATAACTGGGTTATAGCAAATGCCCCTGAAATAGGCGCTACAAAAGTTAGTACTGATACATTTAAATTTGATAACTGTGCAATTAGCATATCTAATGGCTCTACTTTAAGAAGCACCAGTGAGAAAATATATTTAGGTAATGGTTGTCGTTGCCCAGGATTGTTGATTGCTGGACTATGGAGTGGTGCTAAAGCTGGAACTAATGGATGGCAAAGCGCCTCTTCATATTTTTTCTGCTATTTTAGCTCTACAAATATTTTAACATCAGGATCAACGACAAGAATATTTGGTGGAGTTTGGGAATGGTTTACTAATATTGTAGATGGCCTTACTTGCACTCCAAGTGGAGCTTATTTGGGTGTAACTGATGGTGAGTGGCGAGGTGTTTACTGTAGGCAATCTGGGTACTTCTCAACCGCAATTATGGACAGATGTATAGTTGATGGTGGGTTGATTACAGCAAATGCTGTAACTAATTATCCAACAAATTTAAGCATTGCAAACCCTGGCTCATCAATTTGGAATATGTATGGAGTTGGAAACACAATTCCAGGGGTTACATATGGAGCGCCCACATCAACTCTAATGACAATAGTTGCCGCGTACAATGCAACACCAGCACAGCGATACGATTTTGTTAATCCTAATCCTTCTTTTGGTAACCAAACGGACGCTGTGAAAGTAATTACTAGAGGTCTTGGATCTTTAGCAAATATAACAAATTGTTTTTTCTATAATAGTGGAACAACACTTTTTACCGATTATACAGCTCAAGCACAAAGTGCAACGGTAGATGATGTTCCATTAAGTGGATCAGTTGGTGATATTTATTACTTTAAAACTAGTATTGTAAATACAAACTATCAAACTGCATTGAGTTTTACAATTACGTCTCAGACAAATAATTATGTTTATGCATACGAATATTGGAACGGCTCTACTTGGGTTGCTTTAGTTCCTGGAGTATCGCTTTTTGATACTACAAATAATTTTCAGCAAACTGGAATTGTTTATTTTGGAACTTATGCAAACTGGGCATCTACGACCGTAAATGGTAGTGCTGGTTGGTTTGTAAGAATTCGCATCACTACTGCTGGAACTGGTTCACCTTCTGTATCTAAAATTGAACAAAGACAACAAGCTGGAATTGGCGACTGGAAACTAAATGAGCAATATTATTATAACTTAAAAGTTAATACTAACTCTAGTACAGCTATTCAGAGTGCAAATATATTTATAAAAGATTCATTGAATACAGTAATCGGAAATTTTTCAAGTAATTCAAGTGGAGACATAACACAACAAACTTTACTAAGGCAGTATTTCAATTTTGACACTTCTATTAGTGATACATATTTTAATATTAAACAGCAATCAGTTAACCCTTATCTTGTAAGGGTTAGAAAATATGGATATTATTTCCAAGATTTATCAAAGACAGTATCAGGCCAAAGCTCTGACGTTGCTGTTCTTCAAACTAATACTAATGTTATAGCAAGCGAAGCCACAGCTCTTGCCTACACTGGAATTTCAATTAACACTAGTACTCAAAAACTTACAATTAGCTCTAATCATACAATTCAAGAAGTTTATGATTACTGCCAGGCATGGCTTGCTCAAAGCTCAAACATTGCAACTGATGAGTTTTTAACAACTTCTAACGGTCAAGCTTTTACCATTGGTTATGATTTAGAAATTAACAATGCTATCTTAAGTGGATCTGGCAATATTTCAATGCCCTCAAAAACTTTAACTTTTGTGGGTACTGGTTCAACTACATTAATTGTGGTTGATTCAACTGGAACCAAAGTAAATATCAGCGTAAGCGGTTATACTTTAGGTTCTAGAATACAAATTTATAATTTAACTAACTCTTCAGAAATATATAATGCGATTCCTTCAAATACTAATCTATCAGTTCCAGTTACATGGATAGCTGATAAAAGCCTAAGAGTAAGAGTTGCAAGAGTTTCAGGTGTAGACGCTGATTTACCAGTGGTGTACATAGGAACATTATTAAATACAGGTGCAACATTTTCAGTAATTCAAACTCCAGATGTTGCCTATGAGTCAAACGCAATCGACGGAGCAAGTGTAACCGAGTTAGCAGCCGATTACGCAAACATACAAATTGATTCGAATGATGTTGACGGACTTACAACTGTTCAAAGAATTTATGCTTGGTTTGCAAATAATTTAATGACATCTACAGGAATAGCTAATTTCTTTGGAGCATTAACAGCAGAGGATTCGGTCAATTACAAAATTGACACAAGCATAATAAATCTAAAAATACAAAATATCGCGACAACACCTTTGTTGCTTTATGGAGCTAGGCTTTACAGGAGTGACGGAACTAGTATTTTTGATGTAGGGACTGGTCCTATTCAGCATGATCCATCAAAATCATATATCGCAAATTCTAACGGATTATTAACATTTAACGATTTTATTGCATTGAAGTAGGTACAAAATGGGAACGTGGCATCAATCAAAAACAAATGTCGAAATACTTAAAAAAATTGAATCTATTAAGGATGATGTGCAGATGTTTGCCTCTGATGATATAGCTCAAAAAATTGAAAAGATTGACGAGATACAGAACATAAGGCTTGAAAAACTAACCGATTCGTTAAAGGATTTAGCTCGCTCATCTGATGATATTAGTATGTCTTTGATGTTTACAAAAAACTCTGTAAAGAGCCAACAAGAGCAATTAGTTTTGATATTTAAAGAAATGGCCGAGCTAGAAGCTCACTTCGACAAAAAAACAAAAATGCTTGTTTATGCTTTGCTGGTAGCTTTGTGCTTTTGTGCTTCATGTACATTTATTAGTGTAGTTTATCTTTTAAAGATTTAGACTACGTATTCGCTGAAGGCGACTTACAAGTAATAACAGTGATTTGAGGTTTGAATGAAAGAACAAGAAATAACGTCTTCATAACCCTCCTTGTATTTTATCGACCAAAGATTACATTTACTTTAAGGACTTAAGCTTTTTGAACGCATCTAACAGGTCTGGATGAGATGTGATCTCGGTGTGTTCGCATTTAAGAGCGTCGCAAATTGAGACAATTGTACTGTAGTCCGGCCATCTTGATCCAGTTAAGACCTGAGATAGAGCCGATTGGCTTATTCCGGCCTTGGTTGCTAGTTGCGACTGAGTCATGCCCTTTTCGGCTATAATTTTTTTAATATTCTTAGAAATGGCTTCTTTGGCGTCCAACTGTAATGCTTTCATGGTTTAATAATAATTCACATTATGTGAAATGTCAACTTGACATATTCACGTAGTGTGATATTCTATGTTTGTAAACGAAACTACCTTCATCATGAATCAACATAAATCATTTGTGTAGTCTAGACTGGCCAATGGCCAAGTAAGGATTATTTATGCAAGCAAGTGCATTAAAAGCAAGGTCGATTGAGTTGTCATTAGATACGCATGAAGAAGCTGATGTGACACCCACAGACAGCGGTTTTGAGTTCAACTCATATTCAATTTGGTCAGAGTCATTTGCGGCTTGGGTGAAGCAGGACCTCGACTATCTCAAGAAGTATTATTCAGATGATTACGAAAAACTATGCAATCGGATTGATAAAAAACTCAAAGAAAGGGGTTTTGTATGATCGTATCAAACCAAACATTGGCTTTAGTCAACGCTCTAGAGCTGTCAGAGGGTGAAATCACTCCTGACATAGAGGCGCAGATGCTTGAAATATCGCGCTCTGCTGATCAGGCTGCGCTGTTCTTAGATCGATGTGATCAAGTTGTTGCGCACCTTGATTCTATCGTTGATCAAATTAAATCAAAGATTAAAACAATTGAAAACGCTCAAGACTTTGTAAAATCCGACATCAAGAAAAGCATTCAAAGTCTTGGGTGTGATCTCGA